CTTTGCAAAGCTATTGAAGTAGCTCCACTAATTTCTGTAAAAAGATTGGCTTTTGGAAAGATAGGCCCAGAAATTGAAATATGAGCAACACCATCTCTGACGTAAGCTTCTCTCGCTCCATCGACCCTGTCGGACAGTTTAGTTTTTACTGCCTCGATGTCTCCCTCTCTTTTGGCAATCTCTACAATAGTGGCCATCCAGGATTCTTCTATCATCCATGGTGTGTTAAATAGCTTTGCAAAGATTCGATCATACGATTTAGCCATACTGTCCTCCGTGTTATGGTTTACACTATAATATTCCTGGGATAAACCAAAGTCAAGTAAATGTTACTTGTCTGCAGGCTTGACCTGCTCTTTTTTATTTTTATTGTCAGGAACAGGCTCCGTTGCCCCGTCACTGTCTGATTTTGAAGGTTCCTGTGAGGTTGCTTGCATCTCCTCTAAATCTACAGACAGAGGCAATTCAGGAAAGAACTCTTCTTCTGTGGAATATTTCAATCTCTTCTTTTTGTAGCCCTTGAATCCCAATTTTCTTGCAACTTCTTCTCTAGGAATACCAAGAGACTCCACAACTGAAGGATGCTTGACTCCAAGGTATGCTCTAGCCTTCGCTTCTGCATCAGATACTTCAGATGTTGGGAACTCAAAATCAATGAGTTGCCAAATCTTTTTACTGACAGTCTTCATCACTGGTTCTTTGTCCTTGAAGTCCACAGCCTCTTTTACTTTAAAGGTTGTTGGAAAATCTGTGACTGTAGAACGCAAAAAGAAGATAGGTCTCCAGAAATCATACCTCAAAAATCGTTCAAAGTAGGAAACTTGGTCTCCAATCCTATCTGTAAGAGGTGCCCTTGACGCATTTACCCCTGAAAATGTACTTCCAGATGAAACACCAGTTACCATATCTTCAGGGGTGTTCAAGCCTGAAGTCACCATGTGCATGATGTCAGTGTCCCCATCACTGATCTTAGGAAGACTTGGATTGATACAGGCTAATTTTATGCCTGGTGGAAGAACTATTGTGCCTCCAGGGGTCTTTTTGGCAAATAATCCAGTAGATTCCTTCTGTTCTTGAGTCAATTTGAGCCAAGTTCTATAAGCTTTAGGGTCTTCTATTGAGGCTACCCAGAGATAAGAACCACTAGATTTCTTGTGATCTATCTCCCATTTCTTTAAATTCTCATAATGATTGATCCAAATTATAGTGGTTTTTATGTGGGAAACATTCCGTTTCGTTAGAAATCCCCTGTCCCAAGCTACAATAAACCTTCTGAAACCTCCTAATTTGGCCATTTTTCTGTTGGAAGTGCGAGAATTCTTCTCATAAGTCTTGGAATATCCTGTACGCTTTGACAAATCACTGATCATTTCAGGGTAATAAGCGAGATTTATTGATGGAATATGATCAATATCCCCATTACACTCGAATCTGTACATGAGAGGGAAGGTTTTCTTCTTAGAATGGAAGTAAATCCCTGAATTATCATCTCCACCCCCTTTACAAGAGGATGGATCCATAAAATCAACCTCAACAAAGCCATCATTGTGAAGAGTAAGGCTTAAAAACAGCTCTCCTTCTATCTCTGACCTTGCCGCATACTTTGTCATGTTGATGTAGAGTGAGTTTCTTGGATCTGTTTCAATCTCTTCAATAACGTCCGCTATCTCTTGAACATTGGATATGGTTTCAAACCCTGCTCCAGTAAGATTCCCCATAAAGTCTCTTACATGAGAATTTATCTGAGGATTATCAACGAATTTATTCCAACATTCCATCTGCATAGCAGAGAACCCCGAAAAATCCTTCAAGGGGTTGACTGAGAATCCATCTTCATCTACACTTTCCGCACCACTTGAACCAGAAGACCACGGCATAGAAGACTGTGCTATATGCTGAAGCACATCATCCGGCATCTCATCTACCATTTTATCTATAAGCTTTTGATCCACATTAACCTCCACTGAAGAATTTACTTATCATATATGAATTTTTTCAGAATATCAATACCTGCCAACCAAATCCCTATTGTTGTGAACCTCTGCAAACAGGAATACATTTTTTCTCTCTTTGAATTCTGCTACCCCAAGTGATCTGCCTCCATAAATAGCCCAACCCAATGCAAACATCGAATCGTCCTGAACACCAAACTTCTCATTCTTTTCAGGAGAACCATACCACTTCTTAAAAGGGTTGCTGTCAAATAGCCTTGCTTCTTCTTCAAGGATGTCAGCTTCTTTAGAACCAGGAACCCTGACCACAGGGGCTTTGAAGAATCCAGTTTTGTATAAGGTGTAAAGCTCTGTGAAGGCATTTCTCTGGCGTTCGTATGTTGGGGATATTGCCTCAAACTGGATATCATTTTCAGCACACCAGTCCTCAATATCCCACATACCCCATCTCTCCGCACACAGAGAATCAACACCATCGAACTCATCATGTGCCGTTTTGATTGTGTTCTTGATATGCTCTAATTGATTCGATTCGATGTGGGCAAGGTGGATCAGGAAATAAATGTAATTTTTTACCATCCCCTCTTCAAGGTACATGTCTGGATTGTTTCTACTGTTTGGTAACCCTTTTGCAACTATAGTGACTATGGTTCTGGCACCAGCAAGCTTGTTGATCTTCATTGGATCAGCTCTATCTACACCAACAAGTAAACTCCAGTTCGTTTTATAGATGTCTCCAAGCTCCTCCAGCTCTTTCATAGTCGCCATTCTAGGATGCAAAGAACCATCAGTTAGACGATAAATCTTGTGGATGTCTATCAGATCGCCTTTAAGGGTTTCTGCCTCATTAAAATCCCCAGACTCTTCACCGTAAAGCTTCTTGTATAAGCTCTCATCACGAACTTCCATTTGCTTAATACGCTCAAGAACCTTGCCCTGCATACCGAATGTACCATCAATGCCAAGATAGTGAGTAGCAGTAACAAGCTCAGAGGTGAATAACCTGCTAGTTCCAGCTTCCCAGGTATTACGGAAATACCTATCGAATTCAACTTCTGGGAATTTAGACCGATATGAGTCTAATTGTTCCTGGGTCATTTGAGGATTCCAGTAATCCTTATAATCTCCCCCTTCAGAACAACGATACGAAACGTAGAGGGTTGGATCTTCCCCTCTTGAGAAGGTTTGGAACAGCTTGTAAAGGATGTGGGATTTTTCTGAAACTGTGGAGTCGATAACCCCCATAGCATTAGGCATGTTACGAATAGAACCATCAAGCTGAACAAAGAACTTGGGATTCTTCATATCGAACATTTCTGAGAAGGTATAACCAGTCACGTTAGAAACAATACCAGAGAATGAAGAAATACTCCGAATGAATGATCCAGTATTTCCCTTCCTATCCCGTAATTTAATCTCCTTTTCCTGAACATTACGCCGCCCAATAATAGAGATCAGCTTTGGACTGTTCAAGATGATGTCCCGCATAATGTCGTAATGCACGAATTTAGTCTGCTCTTTGGAGTTTGCACCAAGCATGATTTGTTGACGTGGAAAACAAAAGAATTTCCATAACTGAACAAGACACGCCAACAAACTCTTGCCCTCTCCCCGCATCCACACAAAAATGATAAGCCGATGCTTAAACTTACCATTAACCATAACCAAAGCCTCTTTAGCTATGACTTTCTGGTTATCCCAAATATCATTATAAGACCTCCCAGTAACAGGATGCTTTTCATGGGACATATTATTAACAGGAGTCCATACAGGAATAGGACTGCCTTCTGGATACACTGGCAAACAGATGTGATCCTCTACCCATTTACAGAATCCTTCTCCACCATCCCTGTAAGAAATATCCTCACGCAAAGCCTCAACAGGCGTGACGATAGTCTTCCGAATAATCACCCGACTCATACTTTATTCCGCTTTCTAGTAACCATTTCACCCTCATTCTGAAACAAGGAATCATAGTAGTCTGAGTCTCCATGTGTGATGGAGTCCCGTAAAATATCAGCCTCAACAGAACCAGACAAATCCTTCAACACTGCAGATATAACCTTAATCGTTTCTCTGATTTCTTTGAAGATGGGATTCACATACCGCTTCCCATTATCCTGAGAATACATAACACGCATCCCGTACTCTTCCATCTTGAACTGTATTAAATGGCCGTACAATGGTATTAGATGGAACCCAACCTTAAATAGAGCAATAGCATCATTCTCATCCACCTGCCCAATAAGCGACTTGTACACATGCGTAAGATACTTCAGACGTACAGAACACTTTCCAGTATGAGTATAAGGACAAACAGCTTCCATTTTACAATCTTCAGCGTTACAAGCAGGGACAGCATCCCACATGACTACAGGAATACCACCTTTACTAACTCCCTTCTCCATTCCAACATTTCCTAATCTCTTCTTAGCATCCGCATTAATCGGACCCCTTCGTGCGTTAGCTTGCTTCTCCGCCATTATTTACCACCTCCAATTAAAAGTTTCCTTTCACTATACTGCGTATAAATTATTGAGTCAAGATGGTTAGCCAGAGTTTGAAAATCCCTACTTCCATAAATTTGAATTGGCATGGCACTGCACCCGTTCCAAATTTCATAATCCCCCAGAATACCTGCTTTTGATATGGATCGTTCCAGATTTTAAAAATACCCAAAATATTATGGTGGGGCCCCACATACAGGTGTAAGGGAGGGGGTTTTTGAAAATGAGGCAGG